AAGGATTGCTCGTTGCTTCTCCAAATTCTGCTGTTCTAGCTTTACTCGCTCATCTACCGCCTCATTAAATAGCTGGGCAGAAGCAAGATTGTGGGTTGCCAAGCGCGCTTGATCGGCTTGAGCCTTGGTATATTTTCCCGTTGCTTCGTCGGCATCAATCTGCGCAATTCTTTTTCGTTCTGCGGATGCAATGTCATCCCGAGCGAATTGAGCAAGTGTTGCGATGTCTGAAGTCTGCTCACGATCAGCGACAATCTGCATCTGACGAAGCTGTTCTATCTCACTGTTGAATGCCTCATCATTGCGGATTTTTTTATCCGCCAGCGCCTTGGCGCGTTTGGCAAGCGTCTCTTCCGATGTGCCCTTGCCACCTATGCCTCCAGCCGCTGCCGTTGCAGCGGCCAAACTCACGCCCTTTTGCAGATTGGCGACAATGGCTTGGCGACGCGCAATCTGCTTATTTATTGTAGTTAGTTCTTTGCCAGACGCGCTTGCCTTGAGTTTTTCCAGATCGGCAATCTGATCCTGATATTTTTTTAGATCAGGATTGACGCGGTCTGGCGCGTTTGGCGAAAACGTAGATCCACGCGATGCAGCAGGAGCTTTTACTCCCGCCACATTTACACTTCCATCCTGATTACGAGGGACGGTGTAACCCAATGCTTCCAGTCGAGAAACTTCTCGCTGCACGCGCAACTGCGCCGCAGAAAGCCGAGCGCCACTGCTGAATGTGCCAGCTAGGTTTGATTTTTGGTTATTGCCGAGGAATGCACGGCCAGTGGCGGTCTGATCTAGGTGAGTGGCCTTGCCGAAATTTCGAACCAGATCGCCGGGAGCGTTTCGGAAATCATCAACCAATTTTAGTGCGCTGCGGATATATTCCGTGCTGTTTACAGAGCTAGCTCTAATCGACCCAAACGCGCGCTCGGCGGCGGTAACTAGGGGCTCAAAAACATCGGTAAGGCCAGCGAATTGTGAGCGAATTGTAATGCCTAAATCGCTCGCACTCTGCTCCAACCCTGCAAATCCATCCGCACCTTGCGTAATAAAATTAGCAAAAGCTGTGGAAAACTGGCCACCCTGATCAAATTCACCGAAGGTGACTGTTGCAGCATTTTTAACCAAAGTCATTGCCTGATCGAATGTTACGGGAAGTTCTTTGAACTCCTTGTCAATCTGATCGGTAAACTTCTGATTTGTGAGTGCTGCCTTAAGATCATCTCCGGTTATTTTGCCTTGCTGAGAAAGTGCTCGAAGAGCGCCAATGTTGCCATTGGTTAGCTGGTCTGCCAACAATTTTGCCAAGCGAGGCGCGTTCTCGACAACGGAGTTAAACTCCTCGCCACGAAGCGTACCAGACTGCAGGCCCTGCAAGAACTGGCGCAAGCCGCCCGATGCCTCAGCTGCGGTAGCACCGCTAATCTGAAACGACTTGGTGACAGTTTCGGTGGCGCGGGCAGATTGAATCTGCGTAAGCCCCAATTGTCCCGCGTTACGCTGGAAAACAGAATATAGCTGTGCGGTCTCAGCCAACCCTGATCTGGTTGTTGTGGCAATTCTAAGAGTATCGGCTTGAGCCTGCGCGAGATTGCCATTCTCTGCTGTAGCGAGCTTAAGTTGTGCGTTATATTGTTTATAAGCATCGGTTAACTCAAGGTATTCGCGAGCGGATTGAATGCCGCCATATGCTGCGAAGCCAACAGCAGCAACATTGCGGATAGTTCGGGCAGCGCTACCAAGCTCTCCGCCGATTGTACGATCGGGTGTTTGGGTAACAGGAGCCGAAGTGCGATTTGCACGACGGCGTTGGATATCAGTTACACGTTCCTCCGCGCGAATGGACGCCTCAACTTCATCCAAACCCGCCTTGCGATACTGATTAATCAGGCGGAATTGCGTTAATTGATCGCGAAGCGCCGTTGCCTCTTCCTTGTTTCCGGCCGCCTGCGCAGCGTTGAGACGAGCAATGGTATCGATTTGATCGCGTGCTAGATAATTTATCTTGTCAGCAGGAGTGGTAGGGGCCGCCATAGAGCCACCCGTACCAAGTGCCGAACTACGGCGCAGGAAGGCGTTTTGCTGGGCAGCAAGTCCCGGCGTGCCGGTGTCGCGGATTGTGCCGGAGCCCTTAGCTATCGCCGCGTTGCGACGAGCGATGCCCCGCTCAACAGCAGCGGTTATGCGCTCTTGGTTGGCAATCTCCGCGTCTGCTGCTTTTTTATTGGCGTCAATCGTGTTTTGCGCAGCTTTTTTGGATGCGGTAGTTTTACGATTGGCGTTTTTTTCTACTGTGCGAGTTTCTGTTTCAGATACCTGTACATTAGCCGACAGGGTAATTGGCTTGGCAGCTTGCGCGCGAATGCGAGAGAAAACTGATTCGGTCTTTTTCGCAGCCGCCTCCATAGCGGCTTCATAGGCCTTGGTGCGGGCCTCCAAGAGTACAATGACGCTATCAGCAGTTATGCCCGGCATATTTAATGTACCTTATGACCCTTGGCATCCGCCCGAACATCATCTGCAATCATCCACTCAATTGGCGGGGGCTCGTTATTACCATCATCCCCATCTTCTGTTTTCTGCCTATCATTCCAGACGCGAAGAGCTTTGCCATATTCAACGAAATCCCAATCCGCCGCATCCTTCCAAGACATTCCCATTTGCAGGCAATTTACTAGATAGCCTGCGTATCCGTCTGGTCCGAAGATACTGTTGCTTGTTCGGCCTCGGACGGGGGTGTTTCCACCCCCTCGGCTTCCCCCGGTTCGTAACCTTCCATCGTGGCATGAAGTCCAGCCGCCGCTAACTTCCAAAGTTCTACACGAGGACGTTCGTCAAGTGAAGACGGGATGGATTGATTGACGTGGAAGTCCTTGACCCCAGCCTCCTCACCGTCAACAATCTTTCGCGCCCCGCCAATGAAGCCCTGACGGATAACCTCGACCAATTCCGAGTTTTTCCATTTAGCCTCAGTGGGCATGCAAACCCAATCGCCGTCTATATCGCGATACATGCCACTAAGAGATCGGGCATAAATATCGCCCAAAGCCGCGCCGGTTGCAGTTTCAACAGCATCAATCCGCTTGTTCTTTAGGTGGAATAGCCATTGGCCATCCCCGAATTCAAGCCAGACGTGATTTGGCACGGCTTACGCGTCCACCCATATCCATTCGCCGTCCGAGGCGATAGCCATGGTTCCCGATGCATAGGCAGCATTGCCTTCACCGGTGACCTGAAAATTGGTAACCTGCGCCTTGCCAAACCAATAGCCAGCATCGACAGCATCGCTACCGACTGGCTCGCTAAATTCAAAACGGAAGTTGCTGCTATCGCTCGAAGCCATCAGGTCGCGAATAAGCGCTGCCTGCGTGCGGTTGTAAACGATATTCAGCGCGATATCCCACTGACGACCAGTGACCTGAAGAACGCGCGAAGGAATGGCTTCCGGATCATCGCAAGGATCAAGAACGTCGTCGGTTGTGTTCTTCTGGTAGGTGAATCCCTTGCTCGTGGCACCGCAAATTTTGGTGTATACTTCGGGGTTTGCGCCGTCACCAACGAGGACGGAGATATAACCTCCTTTGAGCCTCTGCGGAAAAGTTGCCATGTGAAATTATTCCTTTGACGGGTCGATTTTCATCGTTATAGCATGGCGCGAAGAAAACTGAAATAGGCGAGAAGGGCAAGAATAATGGCTATGCCTAGAGGTGCTTGGCGTGACGAAAACAAGCAATGTGAAAGATGCGGAATCACTTTTTATCCAAGCGAAAAAACTGAAAAATGTTTTTGGGTAAAACGTAAATTTTGTGGAAAGAGTTGCAGTGGGAAAAGCGCTCCACGAACTAAAGGAGATCCATTGGAGGATCGTTTTTGGGCTAAAGTGAACAAAACCCCTGGCCTTGGACCTTGGAAAAATTGTTGGGAATGGATGGGCGGCACTACAGGCCCAATGCCGCATGGTGCTATCCACATCGGACCCGGCAGTAAGAAAATACGCACTCATCGGTATTCTTATGAACTACATAAAGGCCCTCCCGGCGACCTAGACGTTTGTCACAAGTGCGATAACCCACCATGTGTCAATCCCGATCACCTCTTTTTGGGAACGCATCAGGATAATATGGCGGACATGGTTTCGAAAAAACGCCAGTCTTGGGGCGTCCGAGCATCATCCGCCAAACTAACCGAGGACGATGTGCGCGCAATTCGCAAAGACCCTCGTATTAATAGATTGATAGGCGAGCAATACGGAGTTCCTATAAGCCACATTTGCAACATAAAAAATCGCAAGAAATGGGTAAACCTACCCGACTAAGCCGAAACCTCCGCCACCCACTGACTAATCAGGTGGAAAATAGTGCTCTCCGAAGCGTCCCGAACCACCGTGTTGCTCACCCATGTAAGATCCAGAGTAGCAGGATAGGGACACAGTATAGGCGCTGCGGCTAGATCGATATGCAGCCCGTCCAATTCCACTACCCTCTGCCCGATGGTATTGGCCGCAGTCTCGCCTTCCGCGTAAGCGTGAATGGCAAATCTAGTGGTGGTGCTGTCGAGGCATTGAATACCATCGGGAGAAATGATTGGCACACCAACAAATCCGTATGGATAAGGCTGGTTAGCGGGGATTTGCTGCGGATACCAGCGGTCGGCCATATTGGCCACCGCGAGTGCTTTTAACCGAGATACTAGCGCATAGCGGACGTATAGGGCGGGGTCTTTACTGCTCACGCCTTCGGCGCAACCGTAATATCAGCGGCAGTCGGCTCAGCCCCATCCTTACCCCAGCCTTTGGCCACGGCATCTTCCACAATTGCCTGCTTGGTAGTCCCCGTCCATCCAGCGGGGAACGCTGTGATCGAACCCGATGGCCAACGGTAATCGTACGCCTTTGGACCTACCATTATCTTTGCCATGTGCATTTTCCTGTTGACAGCGCCGATGCGGGCATTATGCCTTATCGCAGCCGTTAGGGCAATGGAGTACAGAATGTGAATTACTTTGCAAAGCTGAAAGAATTTGTCGCAAATAATGGAGGAAGCACATCTAGGGCGGCGGATATTTTGGGTTACAGTTATGTGTATGTGCATAATATGCTTAACGAAAAAAGCTCTATTACAGATGGGGTAATTGCCAGAATCACGGCGGGTGGTGGAGCCAAGCGCACCCTCAGTCAAACCCGTAAAGATAATATGCAAACACAGTACCGCTTTGATGAAGAAGTTGCTTTCATCCGCAAGGCTCATGCCGAGGAAATGCTTGAATTGCGTCGGGCGCATGCAGCGGAAATGACCGAAGAGCGTCGCAAAAACGAAAATGAAATACGCACGCTTCGCGACGAAATGGCTGGGTATCATCGACAGCTTATTACTTTTCAGCAAAGCTCTGGACAGCCTGTAAGGATAATTCCTGATAATACAGATCGCTTGGCCTCGGTCGGAAAATCTCTTAGCTCGGCCTTCCCTGTTCCTGATGGAGATTTGTAAGGTGCCTGTTACTGGAGATGTCAAGTTCATCGCACGACTGCGCAAAGCCGCTTCCGTGGGGCGGGCTATGGATACTTGGGCGATGGAGGGGGCTGAGGTTATTGCTCAGGAGGCGAGGGACTTGGTAGATGAAGGTGGCTTTCCCCGCCCTAACCATATTGTTAGTGAGCCAGGGCAAGCTCCGAACACCGACACAGGCAACCTTGTTGCGCACACTAATGCCGAGGACTTACCGGAAGTGGGGCAAGCGGCGGTTATTTCGGATGCCGAATACTCTCGCGTGTTAGAGTTTGGCGGCAGAAATGTCTATGAAAGGCCATTTATGCGCCCCGCCACCGCTAACAAGCGCCGTTTGGTTGTCCAGTTGGCTAAGGTTGCGGTGAATAAGACTACCAAGGGCTCACGAAAAGATCGTAGTAGAATCCTCGCCAATCCGTAGCCTAATCCTCGAACGAAGGCGATTAGGAAGTGGTTTTCGTAGCGGTTCACTTCGCACCCCCTGCGTTGGCTTCGGGGAGGGCTAGATCCGCCCGAACGTACTCGACAGCGTGCTCCGCCTCTTCGGGCTCACCTGACGGATTCGGATCGTCGCACCACACCGTCTCGCCATGGTCGTCACCGATACCGTGCAGCCAGATCCGCGCTGGAGCCCCCTGCACCACCGGGGCAACTGTTGCCGGTGCGGGGGTGGCGGAAAGGAATAGGAGTATTTCGTCGGCTGTATCCAATGAATCATCGACGTGATATCCCAAATATTCGGCCTCTACTTCGTCCGCCAAAGAATCGTCGTGCAGCTTCCATCCAAGTGGGTTGATGATCCGCGCCAATGCTTCGCGGAATTCGGCGCTCTGGTCGGTCATGGGTGGATCCTCGTGATGGCGGCAACGGAATTGACCTCTACGTAGTCGGTCAGTCGGCGCGGTTCGTCCGTTGCCGGGTCCAGCACCGTTCCGTCGAGAAGCATCAGCACCGCATGCCCGCCGCCCGGCGTGATGACCTGACACCAGTGCAGATCGCCGAACGGCTCTGGCGGCCACGGATCGCGGGGCCGGTGCTTTTCGGCAGAGAAACGGAACTTGCGCGCCGTCGCGAACCCTCGATTGGCTAGGATGTCATCTAACACATGCGGGCCGTATCCGTCGTTCGTCATCTTCGGATACATCTCGGAAGCCTGCTCGTAGGATAGGCCGAGGATCATCGCGCAGGTCGCGATCTGGCAGCCGAACGGGTGCTGCTGGCGGACAAGCCCGCTCACTTCGCAGCCTCCCCGCCCACACCATCGGCGGGCTTTTCGAGGGTGGTGCCGAGGTATCGCTCGATAGCCTGTCGAGCGATAAGGGCCATTTCGTGCGCGAGGCTTTGCGCCGAGCTAGCTCCCGGATCAGCGCTCGCGATATTGCAAAGCGCGAGATGAAGAAGAACGCCCTCCCCCGCCGGGGCTTCGTGCTTTGGAGTGTAGAGGGCGGCGCGAAGCTCGATCTGTTTTTTACCCACGATCCCCCTCCCCGCTCTTCGGAGCTTCGGCGGCGGCGATCATGGCGCGGTGCTCGCGAGCGTGGGCGCGGGAGAGTTTGTCATATGCCGAGGTCTGTTCGGCGGATCGTTCCTCCGACCAAACGCCGTCAAGCGTGCCGAGCAACGCCCATATCTCCGCCTTGCTGAGTTCGATCTTCATGCTACGTCCTCTCCGAGATTGGCCGCGAGGCAGTTCCAGAGGTCTGTGCGATAGCCGACTGTGCGCTCGTCCGATCGGCGTGCTGCGAGCAGATCCCGCGCCGCTTCCTCAAGCCCGATCGTCCCCTCCGGCACGCTCGCTACAGGGGCGGCGAGAGCGGCTCGGATATGATCCATGGTCGCCCGCTTTTCAGGTGACAAATCCGAGAAGCGATTGCCGATAAACGTCTCGGCATGGCGCAAAGCCTCCCGCAGCGCCTCTACCCTTACCGCTTGTGTAACGGCAGACGGTTGGGCTTCGGCGGCTAGATCGGCCTCAAATTCGCTATGATTA